ATTTCGCAGGCACTGCGCCTGTCGGGCGCTTCGGCCACCGAGGCGCAGTCCTCTTTGCTGCAATTCGGGCAGGCGCTCGCCTCGGGCGTGCTGCGCGGCGAGGAATTCAACTCCGTCGTCGAAAACAGCCCCCGTCTGGCGCAGGCACTGGCCGATGGCCTGAATGTGCCCATCGGGCGACTGCGCAAGCTGGCCGAAGAAGGCCGCCTGACCGCCGACGTGGTGGTCAACGCGCTGATGAGCCAGAAAGACAAGCTGGCCAGCGAATACGCCCAACTACCGGCCACGGTGAGTCAGGCATTCGAGCGTCTGCGCAACGCCTTCGGTCAGTGGGTCAGTCGCCTCGATGAATCGACGGGGATCACCAAGAAGCTGAGTGATGCCATGACCTGGCTGGCGCAGAACCGACGCTCTTCCGATTAGTGGTTGAAACGCATCGCCGAAGTTGGTCTGGCGGTGCTGATCTATCGTCTGATCCCGGCGTTGATCACCGCGTGGCAAACCGCCGGCGCCGCTGCCGTCGCGGCCGCCAGTGCGACTTCTGCCGCATGGGCGACGGCCAACCTGTCGGTGTCGGCGGCCGTGGCCAGCGTCGGTGTGCTCAAGACGGCCTTTGCCGTGCTGGGGTCATTCCTGGTCGGCTGGGAAATCGGCACCTGGCTCTCGGAGAAATTCGAGATCGTCAGGAAGGCTGGCATCTTCATGGTGGAGATTCTGGTCAAGGCGATCGAGCAGTTGCAGTACCGCTGGGAAGCCTTTGCCGCGATCTTTACGTCCGACACCATTGATGAGGCGACCCGGCGCCACCAGCAACGCCTGACGGAGATGAACCAGATCTTCGGCCAGATGTACGCCGATGCGGGCAAAGGTGCTGAGGCCGCCAAGGGGGCGATGAACACCGCCGCCACGGCCGCCGAGGAGATCGCCAAACGACTCGAAGCCGTGCGCCAAGGGACGCAGGAAGCGGTGGGGCGTGGCGTCGAAGCGGTGCACACCGCACTCGAGAAGCTGAAATCGCGTCTGGGCGAAGTCGAACAGGCGGTCGGCAAAGCGCAGGGGGTTGTCAATGACGCCACGGCCAAGATGGCCGATGCCTACAAGGGCTTGACCAGCATCGTCGAAGCCAACCTGCAACGGCAGATCGATGCGGTCAAGGCGCGCTACCAGCAAGAACAAACCGCACTGGAACTCAAAACCCAGTCGGAAACCGCGCTGATCACCAAGTCGACGCAACTGCTGACTGACGCGCTGACGCAGCAAACCACGCTGCGCCAGCAGGCCACCACAGCGACGCTGAAGCTGATCGATGATGAAGGGCGTGCCCGCATCGAGGCCGCCCAGCGCCAGGGGCAGACCGAAGCCGAGCGTTCGGCCAACGTCACCCGCGTCGAAAATGAGATTCTGGCCACCAAGCGCCAGACCATGACCCAGGCGTTGTCGGAGTACCGACAGCACATCGATGCCTTGAACGCCGAAGCCAATCGGCACTTGGCCGAAGTCCAGCGCATTGAGAACGAGAAGCGCCAGTTGTCGATGACGACAGAGGAGCGCATTCGCGAGATTGCCCGTCAGGGCATGACCGAGTTCCAGGCCAACGAAGATCGCAAGTACCAGATCGCCGAGTATCAGGAAAAGGCCCGCGAGGCCCTGGCCAACGGCGAACTCGAGCTGGCCCGACAACTGGCCCAAAAAGCCATGGACCTGGCCGCCCAGGTGGCCACCTCGCAAACCAATGAGGCCAAGCGCGCTGAGGATGCCAAGAAGCAATCCGAGCAAAACATGACCCAGGTCGTGCAGCTCGAAGCGCAGTCGCGCGAGGCCTACCGCAAGCAGGAGTACGCCACGGCCGATCAATTGATGCGGCAGGCCGAAACCCTGCGGGCCGAGATTGCTCAGAAGTCGCAGGCTGCCGATCAGGCCGCAGTGCAGAGCAAGAACGAGGTGGCAGGCGCCATCGGTGCCATCCGGACATCGGAGGAGTTGCTCAACAAGACGCTGGACGCAGAAAGCGCGGCGCACCAGAAAGCCGCCCTGTCGGCGATCACGGCCCGTGAGCAGATCCAGCAGACCCTGACGCAGACCGAAACACAGATCGACCAGATCACGACCAAGCTCAAGGATGGGCTGAAGGTCACGATTGATGCCGACAAGACCCGCTTCGATCAGGCGATTGCCGACCTGGACAAGGCGTTGGCCGAGAAGGAATTCCTCCTCAAGATCCAGGCCGACCTACAGGAAGCGGAAAAGAAGCTGCAGGAATACGAGCAACTGCTTAAAGAGGGCAAGACCCTCCCGGTTGATGCGGACGTCAGCAAGGCAAAGGAAGCGCTCGACAAGCTCAAGACCTACGCGGACCAAAACTCGCAGGTTGAACTCAAGGTCGCCACAGAGAAAGCGCAGGCTGCGATCACCAACGTCGAGGGGATGATCAAGGCACTGGATCGCATCCAGACCGAGTCTCGGCATCAGGTCAGCACCAATACGGAAGCGGCCCGTTCGGAGATCATGAGTTTGAACGGCGCCAACACCTCGAGCACCCACACCATCTATGTGCAGCGGGTGGAGGTCAACGCCACCGGTGGCTTGGTGGGGCGTGGCATTCAGCATTTTGCGGAGGGTGGCGCGGTCGCGCCGGCTTTCCCACGGATGACGGGCGGCACGGTGCCCGGCTCGGGGCATCACGACACGGTGCCCCGCACGCTGGATGCCGGCGCCTTTGTGATCCGCAAGGCGGCGGTGCAAAAGTACGGGGCACTGATTCGCGCGTTTGCCAGCGGCGGCAGGGTGATTCCAGGCCCCGAAGGGGTGCCGGGTGCGAATGATGTGGCACGTTACGAAGCGGCCGTCGAAGTGGCACGCGCCGAACTCGAAAAGCTCAAAAGCGATCTGGTGGCCTACTTACAGGAACGCAGCAAGATCAAAAGTGAGTCGGCGTTCTATGCCTTCTGGCGGCGCTATGAGCAGATGCAGGCCGAAATCCCGGTCAAGGATGCCGAGATCAAGGGGCTGCTGTTGCAGTTGGCGCGTGCCAAGCAGCAGAAGGTCAGTGGTTTCGCCGAGGGTGGCAGTGCCTTGGCCCGCAGCGATACCGTGCCGGCGATGCTGACGCCGGGGGAGTACGTGATCAACCGGGGTACCGTGGCCCGTTTCGGTGCCGGGTTCTTCGATGCGATCAACAACCTGTCGCTCCCGGCGCAAGCCATCGTACAGCGGGTGCAGGGGTTTGCGACGGGCGGTTTGGTGCAGCCCCAAGGAGCTTCGTTGAATCTTCGTGACCTGCGTCCAACTTTGCCTGCGGATGCCTCGCCCGGGCGCACCGTGCGGGTGGAACTGGCGGCCGGCGACCGCAAGGTCAGTGCCGCAATTGACGCTCGCGATGAGTCCCGCCTTCTGCAACTTCTAGACGCTGCGCGTACTCGCGCGGCTTGAGTCCAATCCCATGCAACTTAAAAACCTCGCCAATGAGGTGGCCTTGCTGCTGCCCGACGATTTGTTGTGGAGCGACGAGCACAGCTGGTCGCCGACCGTGGCCAGCAACAGCTATCTGATTACGGGTGCCTTGCTGATCCAGTCGGCGACCCGGCTGGCCGGGCGGCCGATCACCTTGGTGGGTGCCCCTGACATGGCATGGGTAACGCGGTCCACGGTCGAGCAATTGCGACTTTGGGCGGCGGTGGCTCTGACCGATAGCACGGGCCGTTTCCTGCTGACCCTGATGGATGGACGTGCTTTCACGGTGGCTTTCCGCCACACGGAAACAGCCATCGATGCCGAGCCCGTGCTGGGTTTCCCCGCACGGGCCGACACTGACTTTTACCGATTAACCCTTCGCTTCCTGGAGCTCTGAGATGCCGATTCAATCCGGCGACGTAAAACTGCTGAAATCCGCCGTGATGGCGGATGTGCCTGAAGGCGGTGGTGCGCCCACGGGTCATGCGATTGCCGATGGGGTATCGAACGCGATCTTCCCCGACATTTCCGAAGTGGACCGGGCCGGCGGTCGGGTCAATCTGCGCAAGTCCTTCGTCTCGGTGCAGACCGACGATACCGACACCTATTTCGGGGCCAACGTTATCGTGGCCGAGCCGCCTGCCGATCCCAGGGTCAGTGTCACGCTGTTCTCCACCGAGCGCACCTTCGACACCCGCGAGCAGGCGCAGGTCCGTATCGAGGCCTATCTCAACAAGGGGCCGGAGTGGGCGGGCTACCTGTTTGAAAACCATATCGCTGGACAGCGGGTGATCCAGCTCTTTCAGCGCACCACCGATGCCATTCCGAACGTCGGTCAAACGCTGGTGCTGATCGAGAACGAAGGCTTGGCGACCCAGAAAGAGCAGTACATCCGAGCCACCTCGGTGTCCGTCGTAGAGCGCACCTTCACCTACAACACCAACCAGGATTACACGGCCAACGTCGTCACCGTCGATATCAGCGATGCCTTGCGCTACGACTTCACGGGTTCGCCCTCGAACCGATTGTTCACCCGTGCCAGCAACAGCACCAAGACCCGCGACACGGTTGTGGCTGATGCGGGTACCTATGTTGGGGTGGTGCCGCTGACCCGATCCGGGGCCCAGGGTGATTTCACGATCAAAGGGGCGTCGATCTACACGCAACTGGTGCCCAGCGCCCAGACTGAGACACCGATTTCCTTTGTGCCACCCTATGCGGCAGCCGGCTTGCCAGTAGCTGGCGCATCCTCGATCAGTTATACCGCCACGCATGGCTGGACGACGGCGACGAACTTCAATCTGCCCGGCGGTTGCTTGCCCGGGTCGCTGAGCATTGCCACGGACGGCATCACGATCTTCGATGACGCCGGATTGCTCAAGACGGCCAGCGGCACGATCGGCACCATCGACTACGCCAACGGCATCCTGGCGCTGAACTCGGGCACGATGTCGAATTCAAAACTGGTCACGTACCGACCGGCGGCCCAGATCCTGCGCGCACCGCAAAGCTCGGAAATCCAAGTGACGCCGGAGTCGCGCAGCCAGTCCTACGTCGGCACCCTCCTGCCAGTGGCGCAGCCTGCCACCTTCTCGATCAGCTACATGGCACAGGGCCGCTGGTATGTGCTGTCGGACGCGGGTAACGGTTCGCTCAAGGGCTTGGATGCGAGTTATGGCGCTGGAACCTACAACAAGGACACGGGCGCCTTTGTCGTCACCTTGGGTGCCTTGCCAGATGTCGGCTCCTCCTTGGTGCTGACCTGGAACGTCCCGACGCAGGAAACCGCGCAACCGAGCACAAGCCTCAAGGCTGCGCAGACCTTGACCCTCAACCCGCCGTCCGGCCTGGCGGTGCAGCCGGGGTCGCTTTCGGTTTCGTGGGAACACAGTGGCACCAAGACTGCCACGGCATCGACCGCTGGCACGCTCTCCGGCGCGGCCACGGGTAGCCTGAGTGCCGCACAGCACCAGTTGGAATTCGCGCCCAATCTGCTGCCTGCTGTGGGTACGACGCTGACGGTCAACTACGTCGCTGGCCCTAAACAAGAAGAGAACTTCGCGCACCCGTCCCGCAATGGGGCGGGTCAGGTGCCGGTCACGGCAACGCTGGGCTCGATCCTGCCCGGGTCGCTGGAAGTCGAGTGGAATACGCTGACCGACATCACGGGCTTGGGCGTCTATACGCAAAAGCAGATCCAGGAAATGGGCATCGGCTTGTGGAACGGGGTCGACCCGACCCAGATCGCCCGTGACGATGGCGCGGGTAACGTGGTGCTCAATGGCAGCGTGATCGGCGCGGTCAACTACGACACGGGCGCGGTTCTTTTTGCACCAGATGTCACGATCAAGATTCCGAAACCGGTCTACACGGCACAACGCCTGGGGTGGGCGACGGCGGGCGGATGGCAGCAGATGTTCCGGCTGAACTATGCCGGCATCCAGTACATCGATGCGCCCTCGCTGTACCCGAACGACGAATCCGGCTATGTGAAGCTGCGCTACAACAGCGCCGGCTCGACCAGCAATCAGTCCGAGACCTTCACCTTCAGCCCGTCGTTTCGCCTAGTGCCTGGGGTCCAAGCCCAGGTGGTGACCGGCACCGTCTTGCTGACGGTGGCAGGTTCACAACCCTGGGGCGACAACGGGCAAGGCACGCTGCGGGAATACACCACGGCCGGCTGGGTGACCCGAGGCACGATCAACTACCTGTCGGGCGAGGTCAGGCTCACCTCCTGGACAACCGGCGTCAGCAACGCGATCACCCGGGCCAGTTGCGTCACCACCGTCGGTGAAAACATCTCGAGCGAATTCGTGTTTCGAACCGGCGCGGCCCCATTGCGTCCAGGGTCGCTGTCGATCCAGTTCGCGCGGGCCGTCGGTGGCACCCAAAGCGTGACCGCAGGCATCGATGGTGTCATCAATGCGTCCGGTGTCAGTGGGGCGGTGGACTACGAGACAGGGCTGGTGCGCGTGCGTTTTGGGAGTGTGGTCACGGCGGCCGGCAATGAATCGGAACCTTGGTTCGATGCCAGCAACGTCAGTGCCGACGGCAAGATCTTCAAGCCGGAACCTGTAGCAGCTTCCAGTGTGCGCTACAGCGCGGTGGCCTACAGCTATTTGCCGCTGGACGCCGATCTGCTGGGCATCGACCCAGTACGCCTGCCCAGCGATGGGCGCGTACCGATCTTCCGCCCGGGTGGGTTTGCGGTGGTGGGCCACACTGGACGCATCACGACCTCGGTCGTCAACGGTCAGACCATCGACTGCGGTCGGGTTCGTTTGTCCCGGGTCCGGATCGTGGGCAACGATGGTGTGGTGATTCCGACGGGCTACACAGCCGACCTCGAAGCCGGGACAGTGACCTTCAGCAACGTCAGTGGTTACAGCCAGCCCGTCACCATCGAGCACCGCATCGAGGACATGGCGGTGGTCCGGGATGCGCAGATCAACGGCGAGATCAGTTTCACGCGCGCACTGACCCATGACTATCCGCTCGCCACGCCGGGCGATCCCCGTTCCGGCAGTTTCGTGGCCAGCGCCTTGATGGCCGGCGATCTATTCGCCCGCGTCAGCCTGGTGTTCGACCAAGCCTCCTGGAGTGGCGCGTGGTCCGACAGCCTGTCGGGTGGATCGGCCACGGCCACCTTCAACAACACCCAGTACCCGATCCGTGTCACCAACCGGGGTGCGCTGACCGAGCGCTGGATCGTGCGCTTCACCAACAGCACGTCCTTCGAGGTAATCGGTGAAAACGTGGGCGTGATCGCATCCGGCAACACCAGCACCGACTGCGCCCCGAACAACCCGTCAACCGGCGTGCCGTATTTCTTCCTGCCGGCGCTCGGTTGGGGCAACGGATGGGCGACCGGCAACGTGCTGCGCTTCAACACCATCGGCGCGCAGTTTCCCGTCTGGGTGGTGCGCACGGTTCAGCAGGGACCGGAAACAGTACCCGACGATGCCTTCACCCTGCTGTTGCGCGGTGATGTGGACACGCCTTGAGCGGAGAAATAGATGACTGATTTGAGCGTCAAATACTTCAACAGTGGCATGGCCGGCGCCCCGCAGGTATCCAACGCCTGGGGCGATCTGGTCAACATGCTCGATGCGGTGCTCGTTAACGGCTTCAACCTCAAGGGGATCGACCGTCTGAGCTTTGCCGATGGCTTGGCCACGGCAACGGTCACCACCGGCCACAGCTATCTGAAAGACCAGGTGGTGCTGATCGAGGGGGCCAACGAATCCGCTTACAACGGCCAGTTTCGCGTGCTCGCGGTGACCGCCACCTCCTTCAGTTATGCGGTCACGGGCACACCGGCATCACCTGCCACCACGGCCACCAGCCTGTCGGCCAAGGTGGCGCCCCTGGGGTGGGAGATCGCCTTCTCCACCACCCACAAGCGCGCCTACCGCAGCGTCCACCCGCAATCGCCGGGCAACCTGCTATTGATCGACGACAGCCTGAAAGGCGCGTCCTACGGCACCACCTGGGCCAAATGGGCCAACGTCGGCATCATCGAAGACATGGCGGACATCGGGACCATTGTCGGCGCCCAAGCCCCGTTCGATCCGAGCAAACCGAACCAGAACTGGACACAGTGGGAAGCCAACCAGTGGGGCTGGTACAAGTGGTACCACGCCCAGCAAGGTGGTTACGAGAACTATGGCGACAGCGGTGGCGGCAACCGCAACTGGGTGCTGGTGGGCGACGATCGCCTGTTCTTCCTGTTCGTGACCAATGCGGCGGGGTACAACTGGTATGGCCGCAATTTCTATTGCTTCGGCGACCTCGAAAGTTTCAAACCGGGTGACCGCTACCACACCGTGCTGTGCGCGGATGACCGCTACTGGAGCATCAACAACCAGTATTCGAGCTACCCCGGGCAGTACAACGGCTATGGCCTGACCCACTCGCTGGATGTCGGGGGCAAGGTCATCCTGCGCAACCACACGCAGGTCGGCAACTACGTGCGCTGGGGGGTGACATCGCTCAACACTAACAACGGTCAGCAGGTATGCGGACGCGGCAATCTGCCGTTTCCCAATGGGGCTGACTACAGCCTGTGGCTGATGCCGACCTATGTGCGGCAGGAAGACGGACACCTGCGCGGGATGATGCCGGGCATGTACTGGATGCACCAGGATCGGCCCTATACCGACCAGACCATCGTCGAGAACGTCGTCGGCCAGTCCGGTCGACGCTTTCTGCTGGTACGCACCCAATACAGTTCCGAGGCCGAAGGCGCGCAGGTGGCGTTCGACATTACCGGGCCCTGGCGGTGAACCATGAGCCTTCTGTTACTGCCTCGATTGGGCACGGGCAACACCGTGCCCTTCTTCAACAACTATGGCGTGTCCAAGGATGGCAATCCCTGGGGTGATGGCGGTTCGGACACCTTCGATGGCACCTCGGGCGCACAGGTCAGCAGTTCGACCGGTTGGGTGCGCATCGCCGGCAACACCTACACCACGCCCGATGGGTCGATCGACATCACCAAGGCCCTGGGCTCGGATGCGGTCGATATCGGCGTCTATTCCGGCTGGGCGGTGGCCGGGATCTGGGCCTGCGAGATTGAACTGGGGCACGAGCCCCTGTCGCCGCTGAACTTCCGCTTCTGGTGCAACACCGGCTACGACGGCAGCAACGCGACCGGGATGGTGACGCGGTCCTACGAGATGGATGGCCAGCCCCTGGAACTCAAGACGGTTTGGAGCACCAACAGCTATCAGGACTCCTGGCCGACGACGGGTGAAACCCAGTTGACGGTGACCATCGTGCCTTATCGGGTCGAGCACAACTGGCCGGGTGCGAACCCGTTCCAGTTCAGTCGCTCGGGGGACTCCGTCGACCACTTCGTCAATGGAGTGTCGCGCGGTGCCACGCTCTACATCCAGTGGGGCAAGGCCAGCGTTGCTGCGGTGCAGGACTGGATCATCGGTGACCTGGTGGTGTCCGAAGAATTTACGCAGGCGCCGCACGAACGCACCTTGCTGCTCAATACGGCGCCCGGGGCGCGTTGTGCGGATCTGCCGCATTGGCACAGTCCGAATTCGGCGCTGTGGGACCGTGCTGGTGGTTACGACACCCAGTGGCGGGACTTGCCGCAGCATGTGCGCAATATCCACTTCGGTGGCGACGGCGTCATCGTCGGCAGCGTCAAGGAAAAAGGCACGCCGAACCGACCCCTGGTGCGGCGGGTGCAGCTCTTCAGTGCCCAGACGAATCTGCTGGTGGCCGAGGGGTGGAGTGCGCCGGATGGTCGCTACTGTTTCGATCATCTCGACCCGGACCAGCGTTTCATCGTCGTGGCGCACGATCT